AAATTAAATAAAGAAAATAAAGAGTTTGGAAATATGCACAAAGCAGCTCAAGAAATTATTAAAAATCTTAAGTTAGAAACTACAACTTTAAGAGAAAGTAATAAATCATTGTGGAATAAATTAAATAAAGAAGAATAAAATGGCAAGAACAAAAAAATCAAAAGGATTAGGCGACACAGTTGAAAAAATAACTAAAGCCACAGGAATTAAAAAAGTAGTTGATGCAATATCAGAAGCCACAGGAATTGATTGTGGGTGCGGTGAACGTAAAGACTTACTTAATAAAATGTTTCCTTACAAGCAAACTGAATGTATTAACGATGTAGATAACGAATGGTTAACTAATTTTTTCTCAACTACTAATAATCAGTTAACACCGAAGCAGCAAAATAGAGTTACTGAAATTTATAAGAATGTATTTAATGAAAATATACAGCCTTCAAATTGTGGTTCTTGTTGGAGAGATAAAATAAACGAACTTAAACAAGTTTACGACACTCAAAATGCAGGTAAATAACCAAAATAGGTTTGAAGTAACATTTGACAAAGCAAAGTTCAGTTTGTTAAACAAAGACAAAAAGATTTCGTGGTTGTTTAGAAGTTCTGAAGTTGGTAAATGTGCTAAAATCTTTGATGACTATTATAACTCTGAACAAACTTTAACTCCAAAAGGTTGGTTTTTATTTTATAGGTCAGTAATGGGGGTTGATATACTAAAAGAGGTTTCCAATAAGATTATGGAAATAACTAAATTAGATGAAGATACCTGTTTTGAATATACAAAGTTCAGAGTTCTTGGGCAAACTTGGAATGGTATGTTAAACGAAATAGATTTAATTAATGAACTTAAACAAGAGTTTCCAAACATTGAATTTAGAAAGGCAAACTATAATTTAGATGAAAACTATTTTACTGATTGGGAAGCGTACAGTTACGGAAAGTTATTTTTAGGTTTACAAATTAAACCAATAACGTATCAGTATATGAATACACCTTATCAGAATCAGGCTAAATTGAACCACGAACTGCAAAGGCAAAAATATAAAGATGAGTTTAAAGTTCCACATTTTTTAATATATTACGAGAACAATAAACTACAAGACAAACAAAAAGTAATAGACAAAATAAATACATTATTAATAAACTTAATAGAAGTTAGATGAACACAATACAATTAGAATATTTAAAACAAGTTATCCTTTCACAACTGTTATTGGAATGTAACGAAAATTTACGATTTACAGTACAATATAAGCAAGAAATTAAGAATAGAATAAACTTACTTAACAAGGATTTAGAAAGCGTGGTACATAAAGAATATGCGAGTATTTATAAAACCGACCCTGAAATGACTACAAACATTTTAAACAAGATAGAAAGTTTAGTTACTAAATTAACAACTTCTACTTTAGACGAGTTAATTATGATTGATGCAGTTATTGAAAAATATAACGATAACAAAGAATGGTTTAAAGAATATGCTGAAACAGAATTTTTAAAGATAGACTAATGAGCAAAATAACACCAATGCACTATATGACAGAATCAAGAGTTGATGTAATAGACTTTTGTAAAATGTACGATATGAATTTTAATCGTGGAAACATAGTAAAATATTTAGCAAGAGCAGGTAAAAAAGATAATGAACTTGATGACTTGCGTAAAGCCTTGAATTATTTAATGCGTGAAATAGAACACCACGAGAAACTGCAAGAACAATGGATAGAGAACAACAAATAGTAAGTAGGCTAACAAACTTAACCAAAAATATAAATAATATAAACGATTATAATATACATTTGTCAAAAGATTTGTATTTCCAATATTTATTAGATGTTTTTAATTTAAAAGAGTTTCAAGAAAATGTAAGGTTTGATGGCATTAAAATTATTTTAAATAGCAATTTAAAAGAAAATACAATTAAAATACAGGTAAGTTAACGCTTACCTTTTTTTTTGTTAAATTTTTGTTAAAATGTTAATAAGTAAAAAATATTTATTATATTTGCTGTATCAAACAATTAAAACAAAACAATTATGAGAACATTTAAGTACAGACAAGAACAGGTAGAAGTTGAATACAATACCTACGATGATGGGGACAAAGAATACCACCCTGAAATTATTATTGAAGCAGTTTATTTTAACGGAGTAAATATACTTCCTATAATGAGCCAAAACGATGAGATAGAATTAAAAGAAGAAATGACCGATAACCTATTTGCATAATGAAAACAGAAATCATAAACGAATTAGACAACCTTATTCAATTAAGCAAAGATTTAGACAACGCTTATATGAAAAACAAATTGCGTGATATTAAAAAGCTATTGCTAAAAGAATGGAACGAATCAGAATTATACTTTGACCAAATTAGAGAAGTATTAAAAGAAGAAGAAACAATGAACAATTTAAACAATTTAATGGATTTTAAAAAATAAGATATGATAACAACATTTGACAACAAACAATGGAGCAAAGAAGAACTGTTAGCTAATATGCAAGATGATAGTTTTTATTATGGTTACTTGGGGCAAAACGCATTAAGTAGTTCAACTATTAAAACATTAGTAAACTCACCAAAGACTTATTACTTTACAACTAAATACGGAAGTGGTGAAACTCAAGCCTTGCGTGATGGTAAACTATTCCATACAATGATATTAGAACCCGAGAAGTTAAACGATATGATATTTGTAGATGCTGCAACAAAAGCCTCAAAAGAATATAAACTTGCAAAAGAAACAGGCAAAGAAGTTTATACTAAAAATGAAAAGAAAGCTGCTGAAAGATTATGTGATGCCTTATTAAGAAACGAAGCAGTAAAAGAATATTTAACAAAAGCAGAATATGAAGTTCCACAAATAGCAATGATTGATGGAATACCAATAAGAGCAAAAGCAGATATAATAAAAGGAAATACTATTATAGATTTAAAAACTACAACAGGTATAAAAGACTTTAGATATTCAGCTGATAAATACAGTTATGATTTACAAGCGTGGTTATATCGTGAAATGTTTGGAGTAGATAACTTTATATTTATAGCTATTGACAAAGGCAGTTTAGATATTGCTATCTTTGAGTGCAGTGATGAATTTTACGAGAAAGGTAAACAAAAGTTTGAGCAAGGTATTAGCAACTATAAATACTTTTTTCAAACAGAAGGAGTAGATTTAGACCAATATGTATTAAAAGGTGTATTATAATGGAAGCAAGAACACCACACCAATTCGCACAAGAATTATTTGACAAGTATGATAATATTTTATACAAAGAGTATAATAATTTAGAAGCTAAAAAATGTGCATTAATAGCAGTTGATTATATTGAATCAGTTTTACTTGGATATTGGCAAGCAGCAGGTATAAACGAGGGTTGCAGAAGTTCATTTTTATTATCAGTAAGAGAAGAAATAAAAAACTATAAGTAAAATGGAAATAGTAACTAAAGATGAAGCGTTTGCTATGACGTTATACGATATTGCACAAGGTGAAACTTTGGAAGGTATGCGACTTATTTTAAAAGACTATGAAGAGCGTGAGCAGTTTGAAATTTGTGCAGGAATACATTTAGCAATAGAAGTAAGTTCGTTCCTTACATTGACCGCAGTAGTTGATAACCATTTAGAAAACAATGTAGAATTAACATTTGATGAATTATGACACCAAAAGATAAAGCAGAACAGTTAGTTGAAAAATATGTTGAAACATCAGTAAATTTAAGACAGGCTACAACTTGGGAATATGATAAACAATGTGCATTAATAGCCGTTGAGTTACATTTAGAAGAATTATCTAAAATGAAATTAATATTTTCAGATAGAGAATTGCATTATAAGTATTGGCAAGAAGTTAAACAAGAAATAGAAAAATTATGATAATAGAAAAAATAAAACAAGAAACAGGAATAGATGTAACCTTAAAAAGTAGAAAGCGTGAACAAGTAGAAATGAAAACATTAGCATCATTTTTATTTAGGCAAAAAGGATATTCTTTAACACAAATAGGAAAAGAATTAAACTTAAACCACGCAACTATAATACACCATTTAAAAATATATGAAACTGTTAAACACTATAACCCAAAGATACAAGAATTAGAAAATACTATAATAGGAAATAAGCCTGATTTAGTAGTTGAATCATTACAACTTACAAACAAATTAAAAGACATTGAAATAGCAGAACTTAAAAAACAAATAGAACAATTAAAAAAGCAGCATACTAATCAAACTATAAACAGGTTAATACCTTTATTAGAACACGAAGATATAAAAGAAAAATTAGAAGCATTTTTAAACATTAACGAGAAAGCAAAATACTACAAGAAATATGAATAACTTACAAACAGCAAAAGAAAGAGCAGAAAACTATATGAAGCTAAAAGCAGGATATAAACAAACACCTTTACAAAGAATACAAAGAGTAATGAACTTCTATTATAAAAGAGGTTGCAATAAAGAATCAGTAAACACAATTTATAAGAAAATACTAAAAGATAAATTTAATACCAAATAAGATATGAAACAAGAAACATTAGAAGAAGCTGCTAAAAATTATGAAAATAGTTTTAGTGAAACAAACGGAACTGAAGCAGAAGATTTTATAAATGGTGCTAAATGGCAACAAGAACAAATGTATACTCAAGAAGAAGTAATTGAAATAATATCAAACTTTCATAAATTAAAATTAAATGAATTTAAAAATTTATTAGATTTATTGGAATTTAAAAAAAAATAAGATATGCCTGATATAACAATGTGCAATGGACAAGGTTGTGATTTAGCTTCAACCTGTTATAGATATAAAGCTGAACCAAGTATGCACGGACAAACGTATTTTACAGAAGCACCTATTGAAGATGAACAATGTGATTACTATTGGGAAGTAGTTTAACAATAAACAAAACCTATTATTTTTAAATTGAATAAACAAATTATTTCAAATGGAAAATAAAAGAGGTGGTGCAAGAGATGGGGCAGGTAGACCAAGTAAAGCTGCTGAAGTTGCTTTGATTGAAAAGTTAACTCCATTAGAACCATTAGCATTTGCTGCATTAGAAAAAGGATTAGAGCGTGGTGATTTTAAATTCACACAGTTATTTTATAATTACTATGCAGGTAAACCACGAGAAACCAAAGACGTTACTTTAATTAGTGAACAGCCTATATTTGATATAAGCGATTTAGACGACATTTAAAGAACGATAATGGAATTTATAGTAACTACTGCTTTAAAGAAGTTATTGCGTCTTAAAAAACGTATAAAGGTTGTTAGAGGTGGTACATCTGCTTCTAAAACATTTTCTATTTTGCCTATACTAATAGACAGAGCAATTAAGACACCTGATTTAGAAATTAGCGTAGTATCAGAATCAATACCACATTTACGCAGGGGTGCATTAAAAGACTTCTTAAAAATAATGATGGCACTTGGTAGGTACAACGATAACCAATTTAATAAGAGTACACTTAAATATACTTTTGTTAATGGTAGTTATATTGAGTTCTTTTCTGTAGACCAACCTGATAAATTACGAGGTGCAAGACGTAATGTGTTATATGTTAACGAATGTAACAATGTTGACTTTGATTCTTACTACCAATTAGCTATTCGTACTTCAGGTGAGATATGGTTAGATTATAATCCTTCAAGTTTGTTTTGGGTGGATAGGGAATTGTTAACTCAAGATGATGTTGATTTTATAACCTTAACTTATTTAGATAATGAAGCGTTATCTGATACAATAGTAAAAGAAATAGAATCAGCAAAAGAAAAAGCAAAGACTTCATCTTATTGGGAAAATTGGTGGCAGGTTTACGGACTTGGGCAAACAGGTTCATTAGAAGGCGTATGCATTCCTGATTGGCAAGAGATTAACCTACCAACTGAAGCAAGACTATTGTGTTATGGTATGGATTGGGGTTACAGCAATGACCCTACTTCTTTAATAGCTATGTATAAATATAACGATGCTTATATATTTGATGAATTGATATATCAAAAAGGATTATTAAATTCAGACATAAGCGATTTGCTTAAAACAAACCAAGTCAAGGATATTGTTTATGCCGATAGTGCTGAGCCAAAATCAATAGCTGAATTAAATAGTTACGGACATAATGTTTTACCTGTTACAAAAGGAAGGGATAGTATTGTATATGGTTTAAATTTAATTAATCAGAATAAGGTTTATGTAACTTCAAGAAGTAAGAACTTAATCAATGAACTTCAAAACTATATTTGGATGGTTGACAAACAAGGTAACAAACTTAATAAACCTATTGATGCTTATAACCACGCAATAGATGCTATGCGTTACGCTATGACTTCACAATTAGAGAATCCACACAAAGGAAACTATTATATCTACTAATGACTTACGGAGAAATCATAGCCACAATAGAATGTTACATACATTTAAAGACAAATCAAAATGTATTAATAGCTATGCCAAGAAACGTAGGTGAGATAAAGAAAATGAAAGCTATGTATGAAGTAGCTAAATTAAACGTGGCTTATATGTGGCAAGTATAAAAGTTAAAATTTTGTTAAAGTTTTTATAATTAGTTTGCAGGTTAAAATATTTTATTAATTTTACCTCATCAAACAAAAAAAATTAAAAATTATGAGAACAATTATTAATATTACAAATCAACAAGAATTAGATTCAAATGTACAAGATTGTAAAAAATTACAAAAGCAAATACAAAAACTTCAAAAAAAATTAAATAATTCTATTCAAGAATATAATAATAAATCATATTCTATTTCTATATGTACACTTGAATATAAAGATTTATTACCAACTATAAAATAAAAATTATGAGAACAATTACAGGAACAATTTCAGCATCAGTTGCAATGTTAACTGAAAATCATTTAGTACAAATAGCATTTTGTTTATTAACCTTTTATTTAATTTACCGTGAACTTAAAAGCGATAAAGAATTGTCTGAATAACGGAATAACTATTTACCCAATAGTTGTAGAAGATATTTACTTTGAAGGCAAAAGAAAAAAGAATTACGTTAAAATAGAAATTAATGTAAACGGAACAAAGAAAATAGGAAGTGATAAATACAAACAAGATGAAACACTTACTAATAAAGTACACGAGTTGTATGAAGTATTAAATTTAAAGTTAGTTTAAAGTTAGTTAATAAAAATTGGTTGGAAATTGGTAGTCAGAAATGGCTACCTTTTTTTGTTTTATACAATTCTTACTTTAATTAATTTTTAAAATAAAATATGAAAGTAGATATTAATATACCTGATTCTTTAAATGAAATAACTTTACTTCAATATCAAAAGTTTGACAAACTTATAAAAGATAATGATGCGAGTGATTTTGTTAATCAGAAAACTATCGAAATATTTTGTGGAATAGATTTAAAAGATGTTGCTAAAATTAAAGTTACAGACGTTAACGAAATATTAGAACACCTTAATACAATACTACAACAAAGAACACCATTAAAAAATACTTTTAAATTATCAGGAGTTGAGTTTGGTTTTATTCCTAAACTTGAAGATATTACCGCAGGTGAGTTTATAGATTTAGAAAACTATTTAGGTGATGTTGAAACTTTGCATCAAGCAATGGCAGTTTTATTCAGACCTATCAAATCAAAGGTAAAAGGTTTATATACTATTTGTGAATATGAATCAAGCTACCAATATGCAGAGGTGATGAAATATATGCCTTTGGATATTGCTTTAGGTGCTATGGTTTTTTTTTGGACTTTGCAGAAAGATTGCGTGAACGCTTTGACGGATTATATACAGAACGAAGTGGAACAGTCGGAACAAGCGAAGCAGGTTTTGGAAAAAAGTGGGGTTGGTATCAATCAATTTACGCAGCAGCTCAAGGGAATATACTCCGATTCGATGCAGTTACCAAACTTCCAATAACAGCATTAATGATGTGGCTAATGTTTGAGAAAGAAAAAACAGAAATAGAAATTAAAAATTTAAAAAGAAATGCTATATAGAATTATAAAAGAAATTAAAGATGTGTTACTTGAAGAGCCTTTTGTTAACACAGTAACGGAAGGAGATATATTTGAAGTTGATTTAAACAAACAAACAATGTTTCCTTTAAGTCATATCATTATAAACCAAGCAACGCATCAGGGTAATGTATTATCTTTTAATATTACTGTTTTGTTAATGGATATTATAAACCAAAAAGATGATAGCAATAAAGTAGATATTTGGAATACTCAATTACTTTTAGCCACAAGGGTTTTAAATAGATTAAACAGAGCAGATATTGCTTCTGAATTTTGGGAGTTAACAGGTCAACCTACTTATGAGCCTTTTACAGAACGATTTGAGAACGATTTAGCAGGTTGGGCGGTTACGTTTGATGTATTAGTAAGAAACGATATTACTATCTGTTAATGGATAACAAACAAACATATAAATACTTAAACGATTTTGCTAAATACATTATTCAGCAGAGTAGAAGTAATTTAACAAAGCAAGGTAAAAGTTTTGAAAAGAAATTATATAATAGTTTAAATAGTGAAATTGAGGTTGGAGCTAATAGTTTTCGTTTAGCTTTTTTAATGGAAGATTACGGAAAGTTTGTCGACAAAGGTGTTAGAGGTAAAGACCCAAGTAAGGTATCTCCTAATGCAAAAATAAAAGGACAACAAGCACCACAATCAGAATATAGATTTGGAAGTGGAAACTTCAGTGGGAAGTGGGGAGATTTTACAAACAAATTAGAAAAATGGGTTAAAGCAAAAGGTTTAAGATTTCGTGATTCTAAAGGTAAATATAAAGAAGGTAATGCAAAATCAATGGCTCAAGTAGTTGCAAGTAATATTTATTCACGTGGAATTAAACCAAGTTTGTTTTTTACAAAACCATTTGAAGCAGCCTTTCAAAACTTACCTGATGAATTGGTACAGGCATACGGATTAGACGTTGAACAATTTTTAAAATATACAATTAATAAGAAATGAAAAAAATATTTATAAGAAGTCCGTATTTTATTGAAATAGATGAAGTAGACCAAACAAGTGCAAAGATAGAAATATTCTTATGGAACAAAGGCACAACCGAGCCTACTATTCCAACTTATACTTTGAGTAAAAATATAGCAAGTGCTTTACAGCCTTTAATAGCTTTTAACGTAGCAAATTATGCAAAGGAATATATTAAGCCTATTGCACCTGTTAGCGTTTCAGTACCTACTGAAGAGAACGTAAAGAATTGGTGCTATATGAAAATAGTAAGATATTCAAATGACGTAGAATTAGATGATGAAACTTTTGTTTGTTTTAATGGTTACACACAATATTTAGATGGATATAATCAAAACAATGTAGCTACTGTAATTCCTTTAGTAAATACAAATATTAACTTAACTACATTTTCAGGCTTTAATTATATAAATGTTTGGATTGAAGAAAATACTGATTTTGTTTGGGAAGGTAATGACGAATATTTTTTTACACCTATAAGCGAAGGTCTATGGAAATTACCTTACGACTATGACCTTTATACTTTAGTATATGAAGGTGGTGAAATAATTTTTAGTATTAACACCGAACAATTATGCGAACCTAAATACACACCTATAACTTGTAAATTTATTAATCGTTTTGGTGGTTGGCAGTTCTTAACCTTTTTTAAAGCTAATAGCAGTGCGATAGACGTAACTTCTAAAGACTTTGATATGTTACCTTCATCAATAAATTATAACGTCTTACAGGGACAAAAAAAGGTATTTAATTCACAAGGTAAACAAAAGATAAAATGTAACACAGGTTGGGTTGATGAAAACTATTTTGATTTAATACAAGATTTGCTTTTAAGTGAAACTGTTTTATTAGATAATAAACCTGTAACAGTAAAAAGTCAAAGTTCAGAATACAAAACAAATATAAAAGACAAGAACATTAATTACGAAATAGAATTTGAATATAACTTTGGATTAATTAACGATGTAATATAATGAAAGCAGCTTTATATATTTACGTAGATGATGAGGTTGAAATATTAACTCCTTTAACTGTTGATAGTACATTATACACAGTTGACGATAGTATTATAACAGTTGATGCTACCGATACAAGTGCTTTTGAATTTGGAACTGTTGCAAGACGTATTGAATTATTCCAAGATGAAAAAATATCTTTGACTTCATCTATACAAAACGTAAACGATATATCAAAAGTATTTACCGATTACTCGCAAAGTTTTACAATTCCTGCAAGTGAAAACAATAATAAGATTTTTAGACATTGGTACGAAAATAGTTTGGATAATGGTTTTGACCAACGCAGAAGATATGATGGATACATTGAACTTGATACACAATTATTTCGAGTAGGTAAATGGCAGTTAGAAAGTGCTACAATAAAAAACAATAGAATAGAAGATTATAAAATTACTTTCTATGGGGAATTAAAATCATTGACTGATAAATTTGGTGAAGATAAATTAAATGATGTAGCAGAAATAAACGAATTTACTATTCCTTACAGCGGAACAAATGTAAGAAGTAAAGTTACTGTATTTACTCCCGAAGATGTTATGTTTCCATTAATTACTTCCGATAGAGTTTGGCAGTATGGCGGTGGCGGTGCAAGTGATATTTCAACAAGTGGTGGTGCAATTAATTTTGATGAATTATTTCCTGCTATAAGAGTAGCAAGGGTTTTAGATGCTATTGCTGATAAATATAATATAACTTTTAGCGGTACTTTTTTACAACAACAAAAATTTAGTAAGGCTTATTTGTGGTTAAAAGGAAACGATTCAAGAAGATTTGTTTCTACAACACAAAGAAAGCAAATTTTACTTAACAATAACAATACTTATTTACCACAAGTTTTTAATATTGAAAACAACACTTATAATTTAGTTATTGGTGGAAATGTTGGAATTGGTGGTGGTGTGGTAGCACTACAATCTAATTTTAGAATAGTAATAAACTTTCCTGCAATTACAGACCATAGAGTTTTTATATACAAAGACGGAGATTTATTTACTACTTTACAATTTAATGCAATTCAGTCTATTGTAAATATTCCTGCTTCATTTTCAAGTGGTGCTTATACGTTTTTTGTTGAAGCATTTGCAGCAACAACTTATACTTATGCTTATTCATTTTCATATACAAGATGGAATTTGATTACAGGCAATACAACTTTCCCAAGCACTTCTTTAGGTACAGGAAGCGGAAGTTTAAATTCTAATCTTAATTTATTAAATTATATGCCTGATATTAAGGTGTCTGATTTCTTGAGTGGAATATTAAAAATGTTTAACCTTACAGCGTTTTCAACTGATGGAATTAACTTTACATTAGAGCAGTTGGAGAATTGGTATTATTTAGGTGGTATAAAAGATTTTAGTGGATATTGTACAACTGATTTAGATTTCAATAGAATAAAACCATATAAGAAAATCAATTTTGAATATGAAAAAAGTGAGAACCTTTTAAGCAGAAACTTTTTTACTACAAACTCAAGAGAGTACGGGAATTTGAGTTCTACTTTTAATACTGATGGTTCTGATTATTCAATTAAGCTACCATTTGAAAATTTATTATTTAATAAGTTTACAGGTACTAACTTACAAGTTGGTTATGCTTTAAAGTCAGACTTAAACCCTTATGCACCAAAACCGATTATTTTATATTTTACTGAAAGAAAATCAGGAACATTATTTATTAATAACGGAAGTGGAGCAACAAACGTATCTAATTTTAATGTGTTTGGGCAAGATTGCATTGATACTGCAGATTTAACAAACAACACTTTAAATTGGGGGGTTGAAATTAGTTCTTACTTTTTACAACCTATCAACAATTCTTTATTTAATAACTATTATTTAGCTTACTTAAATAACTTGTATTCTTTAAAATCAAGAATGGTAAAAGTTAAAATGCGTTTGCCTTATTTAGAATTGTTAAATTTAAGGTTAAACGATAGAATTGTTATCCGTGATAAAAGATATATTATAAACCAATACACAACTGATTTAACAACCTTTGAAAGCGACTTTGAATTAATACAAGATTTTAGAAGTTTGAATTTTGATAACGGAACTTCAAGACGTGTTGACAATCAGGCTATTGTTTTTGATGTATTTACAACTTCAAAAGAGCCTTTAACTTGGACAGTTTTAAATGATGATGATTCTATGTTAACAGGTGTTACATCTAATGCAACTTCGGTTACTATACAAGTTAAACCAAACGTGAGCGGTTTAGAAAGAAATGCTGCAATAGTAAGTAATAACAATGATTTAATAACAATTCAACAAGATGCTTAAATTAATATTAGAAATGCTTCCGTTATTAAAAGAAAACAATAGTGAAGCGATTGCAATAGCAAAAGGAAAATATAAAATGCCCGAAAACTTTAAAGAATTAAAACAAACAATAAAATGGCAATTACAAAGACAATAGAAATAGACGTAAATAGTCAAGGTGCTACAAGCGGAATAAATAACATAACCAATTCTATTGAGCAGTCAGATAAAGCAACTCAATCTTTAAGAAGTCAATTAAGACAAGCACAGGCAGACGTTGCTGAACTTTCTGATAAATTTGGTGCTACTTCTAAAGAAGCTATTGAAGCAGCTAAAAGAGCAGGTCAATTAAAAGACGCTATTGGTGATGCAAAAGCGTTAACTGATGCGTTTAATCCTGATGCTAAATTTAGTGCTTTATCGGGTTCTTTATCGGGTGTAGCAAGTGGATTTAGTGCGGTTGAAGGTAGTTTAGCTTTAGCAGGAGTACAAAGTGAAAACTTACAGGAAACAATGGTAAGGCTTCAGGCTGCTATGGCACTTTCGCAAGGTTTACAAGGTTTGGGTGAAAGTATAGATAGCTTTAAACAAATGGGTGCGGTTGCTAAAAACGCATTAGCAGGAATAAGAACAGGAATAGCTGCAACGGGAATTGGTGTTTTATTAGTTGCATTGGGTGCGGTTGTAGCTTATTGGGACGACATTAAAGAAGCGGTTGGTGGTGTAAGTAGTGAGCAAGAAGAATTAAATACTTTGGCTCAAACAAATTTAGATACAGAACAAGATAAATTTAACGCATTATCATTACAAGAAAACACTTTAAAACTTCAAGGTAAATCTGAAAAAGATATTTTGAAAATGAAGATTGCACAAACAGACCAAATGATTAAAGCGTCTGAAATTCAAATTGAGCAGTCAATAGCAACTACAAAAGCACAAACTGAAGCAGCTAAAAGAAATCAAGATATATTAGCAGGAGTATTAAAATTCCTTTCTTTACCATTAACAATGATTTTAAAAACAGTTGACGCTGTTGGGTCTGCTTTAGGTAAAGATTTTGGATTAGAAGAGAAAGTATTTAAAGGAATATCTTCTTTGGTTTTTGACCCTAAAGAAACTCAAGCCGAAGGTGATAAAGTTGTAGCTGAACAAAGAAAGGCATTAGCAAAATTAAAAAGCGATAGAGATGGTTTACAATTATCAGTAAAAAATATTGACAACCAAGCAAATAAAGAAGCTGCTGATAAAAGAAAGGTAGCTAACGATAAAGCTATTGAATTAGAGAAACAAAAAGCAGATGCTTTAGAACGTATTAGACAAGGCGAAATTGATACCGAAGCGGAACGTAGAGCAGAGGAATTATTTCAAATTCAAGAACAATATAGATTATTGATTGAAGAAGCTACAAAATTCGGACAAGATACAACTGCTTTAAAAGAAGCACAACGCACAAAAGAAAAAGAATTAGCTGATAAATTTAAAGAAGAGGATAGAGTTAAAGAAGAGGAATATTGGATTGCTGAATCTGAAAAAGCTGTTGCAAGAGATGAAGAAGCAAAGAAAAAAAGAGAAGCTGATGCTGCCGAAGAAATAGCATTTCAAAAATCAAAAGATGATGCTATTGCAAGTTCAAAACAAAACTTAACAAATATAATATCAGGATTAGAAGAAACAGGATTAGCAAAAACAAAAGCAGGTCAAGGTTTGTCAAAAGCTATTGCTTTAACTCAAATTGGAATTGATAGTGCGGTTGCTATTTCAAAAGCATCTACTTTGGCAAATGCTGAAGGGGTCGCTGCTCAATTAGCGTTTCCAACTGCTCCCGGAATTGGAACTGCTGCAAGGATAATTTCATACGCATCAACTGCTTTATCAGTTGTTTCTAACATAGCAAGAGCAAAAAAATTATTATCAAGTGGTGGTTCATCTTCGGGTGGAAGTTCAGGCGGTGGCGGTGGTTCTGCTCCAACAGGTGGCGGTGCTCCTGCTCCTCAATTTAATGTAGTAGGGAATAGCGGTGTTAATCAAATTGCTCAAACTTTAGGTTCACAACAACCTGTTCAGGCTTATGTGGTAGCTTCAAACGTAACTACTCAACAAAGTTTAGATAGAAACATTGTAGCAAACGCTTCACTTGGATAATATAAACAAATTTGTTTACAAAAAACAATTTAATAAATAATTAATTTTTAAATAAAACAAAATGAATTTAATAGAACTTATTATAGATGACAAAGAAGATTTGCAAGGTGTTGAAGCTATTTCGATAGTAGAAAACCCTGCTATTGAATCTGACTTTGTAGCCTTAAAATCTGAAGAGGTTAAACTTGCTGAAGTAGATAAAGAGAAACGTATTTTGATGGGTGCAGTATTAATCCCTGAGAAGCCGATTTACAGACGTAATGGCGAAGATGAGTATTATATATATTTTTCAAAAGATACAGTCGTAAAAGCGTCGCAGTTGTTTTTAAAGAAAGGAAATCAAGGCAACTCAACATTAGAACACTCAAAACAAATTGAAGGTTTAACAGTTGTTGAAAGTTGGATAGTTGAAGATTTAACAAAAGACAAAAGTGCTTTATATAATTTAAGTGTTCCCGTTGGTACTTGGATGGCAAGTGTAAAAGTAGATAACGATGAAATTTGGAACGATTACGTTAAAACAGGAAAAGTAAAAGGCTTCAGTCTTGAGGGTCATTTTGCAGACCAATTAGAAAAGAAAAAAGAATTATCAAAGGTACTTACTGAAGATGAAGTATTAGTTGAAAAAATAAAAGAAATACTTAAAAACGTATAATGAAAAATACATCTTTTAAAGTTCACGTTCAAGAAGCATCTCAAACAGAAGTTGATGATGTAAACATTGAGCAAGGTGCTATGCTTGTAACTGATGAAGCCTTATTTATGGGTTTCAATGGTGAGCAAGTTAGAGTATATCCACCGCAGTCAGCTAATATGGGTTTGGGTTGGGCAAGATACGATGATACACAATATACAAGTGCTTCACCTTTTGCTTTTACTACAACCGCTTTTACAGTTCCAAATAATAAAGGTTTTGTAATTGATACAAATATTAATTCTGCAATAGATTATTATGCAGGTAATAAATTAAGAGCAGAGTTTGAAAACGATGTGTATATAATTACAATAGCATTTAAGGCTCAAATAAGCAACGCAAACGGACACGTTGATATTTACTTTGAAGGGGGTAATGGAACTCCTTACGAAAGATTACGTGATGTTGTAACATTTCCAAAAGGAAACAATGTTGAGCATACATACGCAAAGACTTTCCAATATTACGCTGATGAAGATGTAGTTGCAAATGGATTAACTATTAAAATGAAACCAAGTCATTCAGGAAATATACACGATGTAATTTATTTTATTCAAAGAACACAAAATAATAAATATTAATATGAGCAAACAAACAAAAAGCAAAACAAGTCCAAAGGGCGGAAACAGAGCGTGTCTTTGTCAAGATAGCACTTATAGAAAAGAATGTTGTAATGGAGATTTACAAAATCAAGGAATTGGTTCAACAGTAGGTCAAAATTCAAACACTACAATAACAAACATTGATGGAACAAGAACAATAGTTTCTACCAATGGTTAATGTTAAAAATATAACAAAAATTTATAATAGTAATTTTAAAACAAAAATAGAATGAGTAATTTAAAAAACGTAGGAAACAAATTATTTAAAGCTGAACTTGCCGAACATAAAGTTGAATTAGCAAATATAAATGATTTTACAAAAAAAACAGTTGAAACTGAAAATTTATATAAGCAATTTAATGATGTTTTTTTACAATTAGAAAAATTAGTTCCATTTGTAATTAAAAATGGTGATGCATATTTAAAGTCTTTAGATGATAATATGGATATGTCAAATGAGTTATCT